TATGAGAAGCAACCGGGTCTACGTAAAAAGTCTATGCCAGCCGAGGAAGTTTTTAAGAGTGGTATCTTAAAAGAACGCACTGACACAGGACGTATCTATCTTGTGTTTATTGACAACGTGATGAACCAAGGACCATTTGATCCTGAATATCACACAATCTATCAAAGTAATCTCTGCTGTGAAATTCTATTACCTACAAAATCTTTTAAACGATTGGACGATGATACTGGACGCATCGCACTCTGCACCCTTGGTAGCATCAATTGGGGTGCCTTCCGCAATCCTGAGGACATGCGCCGTGCTTGCCGGATTCTTCACAGAAGCCTCAACAATATTCTTGACTACCAGGATTTCCTTTCTATACAATCAAAGTTGTCCAACGATGAAATTCGTCCGATTGGCATTGGCGTTACGAACCTTGCTTACTGGCACGCCAAACGCAACTACAAGTATGGCGAACGAGACGCACTACACGACGTCAAAACCTGGGCAGAGCATCAGGCTTATTACTTGACCGAATCCAGTGTAGAGCTGGCTAAAGAACGCGGCCGTTGTTTACACAGCGATCAGACACGCTACGGCAAAGGCATCTTCCCATGGGAACTACGTGCCCGAGGCGTTAACGAGCTTGCTGACTTTACACCAGAACTAGACTGGGAAACACTACGTGCCAACATGCGAGCATACGGTGTGCGTAATGCTACACAGATGGCCATTGCTCCTGTAGAATCTAGTAGCGTTGTTATCAACAGTACCAACGGTATTGAAATGCCAATGCAACTGATTTCAGTTAAAGAATCAAAAGCAGGATCATTGGTACAGGTTGTGCCTGAGTATGCTAAGTTGAAAAACAAATATCAACTCATGTGGGATCAAACAGACTGTACAGGTTACTTGAAAACCAGTGCTGTACTTGCTGCTTACATGGATCAATCTATTTCGACTAATACTTTTTATAACCCGGCCAACTTCCCAGATCGTAAAGTGCCAACTACACTGATTGCTAAAAACTTGATGCAGGCACACATGTGGGGTATCAAGACTTTCTACTACAGCTTGATCAACAAACAAGGTGCCAAGTCGGCACAAGACGAGTCAGTTAATCCTGAACAGCTATTGGCTGTAGCCACTCCGGCAGTTAGACAATATGACGACCTCGAAGATGACTGCGAGGCATGTAAATTATGAGCAAACAACAATATAACCTAAACACCAAAACAGATTACCTTAGTCGCAAGATGTTTCTTGATGAAGCGGGACCTGTAACTATCCAACGCTTTGAAGAAGTCAAGTATCCCAAGATTGCCAACTTTGAGACAACGGCACGTGGATTCTTTTGGGTACCCGAAGAAGTGTCATTGACCAAAGACGCAGCAGACTTTAAGGATGCCAGTGAAGCAGTCAAGCACATCTTTACCAGCAACTTGCTACGCCAAACCGCGCTAGACAGTTTGCAAGGACGTGGTCCAAGTCAAGTGTTTGCTCCTGTGATCAGTTTGCCTGAACTAGAGGCCTTGGTGTACAACTGGACCTTCTTTGAAACCAACATTCACTCACGCAGTTACAGTCACATCATTCGCAACATCTACAATGTGCCCAAAGAAGTGTTCAACACCATTCACGACACACAAGAGATCATTGACATGGCATCAAGTGTAGGCGATTACTATGATGCACTGCATCAAGTTAACTGTCGCAAAGAACTAGGCATGGAAGTGACTGAAAAGGAACATATCCGAGCCATTTACATGGCCTTACACGCCAGTTATGCACTGGAAGCGTTCCGTTTTATGGTGAGCTTTGCGACGAGCTTGGCTATGGTAGAAAACAGAATTTTCATGGGCAATGGCAACATCATCAGTTTGATCCTACAAGACGAACTCTTGCACAAAGGCTGGACTGCCTATCTTATTAACCAAGTAGTTAAAGAAGATCCGCGCTTTGCAGCCATCAAGGCCGAATGCGAGCAAGAAGTCTACGCATTGTATATGGATGTTATCCGTGAAGAAAAAGCCTGGGCACACTACCTGTTCAAGAAGGGTCCAGTGATTGGACTCAACGCAAACATCTTGTGTGACTTTGTGGACTATACCGCCAAAGGCGCCCTGGCAGATATTGGTATCAAATACCAAGCCACAGCACCCAAGACCACCCCTATTCCCTGGTTCAACAAACACACCGACACCAGCAAGAAGCAGACAGCCCTACAAGAAAGTGAAAGCACCAGTTATGTGATTGGTGTCATGAGTGATGTACTAGACTATGACGAGTTGCCCGACCTATGAGAAACCTACTAAACTTAATGGAAGACGCACTAAACGATGCCTGGTTCAAAGACGGCTTTGAAACATACAAAAAGCCAGCACAGGAACGTTATGAGATTGCACAACAAGACGGGACTATTCAAACACTAGAAGGTCCTGTAAACTACAAAGCTGGCTACTATATCCTCACTGGCCCAAAAGGTGAACGCTATCCCATGCCCCCAGAAAAGTTTGCACATCTTAAAGACGATCAAGGTCACGGCATTTGCACACCCAAGAAGATTATAAAAGTAGCCAAACTTGCTGACCATGATGGTGCAGTTAAAACAAGTTGGGGCGAAACTCTAAACTACACCGCAGGAAATGACTATATAGTTAGACACGGCCCTGGCGACTATGGTGTAGTCAAGGCAGACATTTTTAAACAAACATACTCAGTATAAGGAGAACTAGATGAAAGCAGTTGTTTACAGCAAGTATCATTGCCCATTTTGCAATCAAGCAAAAGCATTGTTACAACAAAAAGGTATCGCATTTGAAGAACGCAAGATCGGCGATGGATATACCAAAGAGGATCTACTAGAAGCAGCGCCCACGGCACGTACAGTTCCACAAATCTTTCTAGATGAAAAACTGATCGGTGGATTTACAGAACTTAAAAAATACTTTGAAAGCGAACATGTTAATCAATAAATCAAGTAAAATTGAAGTGGGCGATTTGACCACATTCAAACTGGTAAACGGCGATGAAATCGTTGGCACAGTAGATGATGTAGATGGTGGTGACTATACAGTGTCAAATCCCATGACAGTGGTACCAAGTCAAAAGGGTGTGGGCCTGTTCCCCAGTCTCATGACTGGCAAAGACAAAGCAGTTGTTACACTCAAAGCACAGCATGTGATGATGGCAGCACTGACCACAGATGAGTTGAAACCGCACTATACACAGATGACCACTGGCATTGTCACAGCACCTGCAGGGATCATCAAGTAATGGGACAACCAGCAGCACGTAAAGGCGACACTGACGACTTTGGCTACACCATCACCAGTGGTGTATCTGATAGTGTACGTATCGATAGTGCTTACGTTGCTACTCAGGGCAGCACCATGGACGATGGTGTGGCCATTATAGGAGGCCTAGTTGACTCCGTTAAAATCAATGGCCAGCCCATTGCAGTCAAGGGCAGCACTACAGACAAGCACCCACACAATCCTGGAGGCCATCAACCAGGTACTATCAATAGTGGAGCCAGTGACGTTTGCATTGGGTAAATACTAGTATGGCAATAACTCCAACAGTATTAATCGCAGCACAAGGCATGATGGGCGGTGGCGGCATCGGAGTCAACCCCGATATGACTGCTGCCATGTCTGCTGCCACCTCTAATCCAATCAGCACAGGACTATCAGCTCTTCAGGGCAGTGAAGGCACTGTGCCCGGACTCGGCACAGTACTAAACAGTCTACCTAGTGCAATTACTAGCGCACCCGCAGCGGCCAGCGCAGTAACAGCACAGGCCTCTAGTATGGTGCCTGATGTCAAAACTTTTATCAGTTTACACAGTGGCGCCGCCAGCTTTGGATCAGCCAGTGCAGAATACAGTGCTGCCTTGACACAGTTTGGCGACAAGAGTTTTGGCGATCTTGGTGTTGGAATGAAAAGTTTCACTGACACCAACAGCATGGGCCTGACCAGTGCCATACCGGGTCTAGGTGCATTGGCAGCAAAAGCCAAAACTGATGCGTTTGGCAGCATAGGCCCATTGTTGGATCCTGCAGCTTTGGCCAAAGGACAGGCACAGTTGGCCAGTAGCAGTCTTAAATCGGGACTTGACAGTGTGTCCGGAGGTATAAAAAACTTTGGTACACTGTTTGATTTTAAAAGTCCTGCGTCACTAAATCCCAATGGACTGATCAGCAGTTTGCAAAAACAAGGACTTGCTGACAGCACAGGCATCAATGATCAGATCAGTGCTGCTGGATATGATCCCAAAAACATCATGGCTGTTCCTGCTGGCGTACTGACCAATATTCTCAGCAACATACAAGGCAGTGATCTGCAAAAGATCATCAAACAAACCGGCGCTGCTCCTGTGGGCAACGTCACTAGCGCCGCTGACCTGCTACATGTAGAAAATATACTACCTGCAGGTGCTGCATCAGCCCTGGGACTAAGTGGGTCAGGCATGGCAGGATTAAGCGATCTAGGCAATACTTTTAAGAACTTGGGTGTGCCCATGGATGTGGCCAGTGCCAGTAACTTGTTGTCAGGTGCTCAAACTAAAATTGGTCAGTATCTTGGCAGTTTAGAAACACTGATTCCTACCAGTGTCAAGAGCGCACTAAGTCCCATGTTGGGCACTGGTGGCGGTCCGTTTGGTAATCCCACTATGAACGACATGATGGGCAGCTTGTCCGGAGTACACACCGACAGTTTCAAAGCAGTTGGAGCTCAGTTGGGCAGCGTTGCATCAAGTCCAGTTGGACAAGGGCTATCCAGTGCAATGTCTGCACTACAAGCAGCCATTACCAGTGGCATCGGAGTCAGTGCTGCATTAACGGCACTACAAAGTGCAACTGCCACATTCAATGCACAGGCAGTGGGCAATAGTCAACTCGCAGGTGCATTATCTACTGCTAACGGAGCTTTAAGTGCAACAACTGCACAGATCTCCAAAGAAAACAGCAATCTAACACTAGCTGGGATCGACTTAGGCAGTCCTCCGAGCGCTAGTGGCGGTATGACTCAGATCATGGGCTTTGCTGCCAAACTGCATGGCTTTGGTGTTGACAAGTTGCAGGTTGGACATAACGACATGTTCAATGGTGCTGCAACCGCAGACTTGACTGGTGATGCAATCAAAGCAGCACTGAATGAAGGCAAGAGTATTGCACAAGCACAGGCCACTGGCATGCCAACTCCCACAGTCAGCAATACCAGCCAGGCCTTGGGTGCCGCCAATGCTTCTAACTTTGACAGTGTACTACAGACTTACGTAGATGCAAAAAACAACTACAATCAAGCTGAGAACAACAAAGCACAGTTGAAAGATGCTCTCAAAATGAAACTGGCCGAGTTCAATGCAAATTCAAACGATCCAGGACTGTCTCAACAACTCAAAGATGCCACAGCAGCCTACAAAGCTGCTCTGGCTGCATCCAGCTCTGCATTTGATGCAATGAATTCTGCACGTGACAAAGCTGCTCAAGCAGCGGCAACTGCTCCTTCCAGCAGCGGTGCGCTTGACAAGTATGAAGCAGCAATTCACGGATAATGTGTGCATATAATTTTCATTAACGGCACACTGAACTACCATTAACTGAGCAGATAACCTGTTATATACACATATAACTTGTTTTTCTGTTGGTTATATAAACTTATGCCCTTTTAGTTAAGGGCATTTTACCCTAAGGAGGACGAAATGAAAAAGATGATTCAACTCATCATATCAATCATCGCCCTGGCAGTATTGGCACCCTGTCATGCGAAAGAGGTCGGCAAACAATCAGACCTCGAATGTCTGGCTCGTAACATTTACTACGAAGCAGGTAGCGAACCAGAAGAAGGCAAAGCGGCAGTGGGCCTTGTTACCATCAACAGAAGCCGCAGTGGAAATTTCCCCACAACCATTTGTGGCGTTGTCAATCAACGCACCAACTTGAGTGTACCTCATCAGGTCACTCGTACACACACCGTAACAGAGGGTGTTGTCTTCAAGAAGACTCGTCAAGTGCGCGAGACTGTAACAGTATGGACAAGTCATGCAATTTGTCAGTTCAGTTGGAGATGTGAACATGCTCGTAATATTCGCAAAAACGATGCTCGCTGGGATGCGAGCTTGGATGTGGCCCAAACACTGCTTGACGGTGGATACGAAGAATACCGTGACAAATATCGAGACGCTCTTTATTTTCATGAACGCCATATTCATCCCGCCTGGGCTCGGCAAAAGTCACGTATTGACCGA